AGTGGTATTGATGTTGCTGTGACACGACAGTGAGGAGATAGTTATGCGTAGAGGATATTTATTTGTAGTTCTGCAGAATGAGGAAGGAGCTGAAAGTTCAAGTGGCGGCTTTGATATGGAGTCGGCAGTTGATGAAATCTCAAATGATCTTTTTGGTACTTCGGAGGATGCTGATGAGCAGGAAGAACTTGATGAACGCAGTCAAGATGACGGCGAGGAGAAGACAGCAGTTCCTGCAAGTAAGGAAAGCGGAGAGCCTTCTGGAGATAAAGGAGAATCTGCAGATGCTGAAAAACAAGCTGATCAAGCAGATAAAAGTACTGTAGTACCGAAGACATGGAAACCTGAAGCTGCTGCGGAATGGGAAAAGATTCCACCTGTAGTGCAGCAAGAGATTCTGCGGAGGGAAAGTGATATTTTCAGAGGTATTGAGCAGTATAAAGTAGCTGCTAACTTCGGTACTACAGTTAATCAAATAATCTCGCCATACGCAGAAAGTATAAGAAGTCGTGGCGGGGATGCACTGCAACATGTGCAGCAACTTCTGGAAGCTGACAAAGTTTTATCAAGTGCTGATAATGAACAGAAAGTACAATACTTTTTAGAAATTGCAAAGCAGTATGGAGTTAACTTTACTGCTGACGAGGTTAGTTTTGAGAGTGAAACAGTTAAAGCCTTGCGTAATGAATTAAATGAAGTAAAATCGCACATGACAAGTCAACAGCAACTTGTTGAAAGTGAGCGTAGAACTAAAGTTTTAAGCGAAATAACAGCTTTTGAATCAGATCCTGTTAACGAACACTTTCAATTAGTTGGTAATGACATGGCAGTACTTTTGCAGTCTGGTGCAGCAAAGGATTTGCGGGACGCTTACGACAAAGCTGTCTGGGCAAATCCAGTAACCAGGGCTAAAGAGATTGAAAAGCAGCAGAAAGAGGTTGAAGCCAGGATAAAAGCTGAAACACTAAAACAAGTGGAAAAGGCTAAAAAGCTGACATCTTTTAACACTCAGTCTAGTGGCAAGAGAGCGAGTAAAACAACTCCTCAGGGTTCCATAGATGATACTCTGCAACAAGCAGCAAATGAGATATATTCAAGAGGTTAATCTATAAATTCAGGAGAGTAATATGCCATCACCAAATTCAGTATTTACAGAGTTGGTATCTACAACTTTTCGTAAGCATCGAAAAGAGATTACTGACGGTATTTCAAACAATAATGCTCTTTACCGTAGACTGGTAGAGAAAGGTCAGATCGAAGAGGAAGTTGACGGTGGATTGTCAATTGTGGCACCTCTGGAATACGCAGAGAACCAAACTTATCAACGTTATTCTGGCTATGATAAGTTAAACATTTCAGCAAGTGATGTCATCAGTGCAGCTGAATTCCCTTGGCGTCAGATTGCTATTAATGTTGTTGCCAGTGGTAAAGAGTTGCGTATCAACTCTGGATCAGCTAAGATGATCAAGTTGGTTAAGCAGAGAGTTAAAAATGCAATTAAAACTTTCAAAAACAACTTTTCATCTGATATGTACAGTGACGGAACTTTGTCAAACCAGATTAACGGCTTGCAAGCTCTTGTAGCTGACGCAGGTACAGGAACTGTTGGCGGGATTAACTCGACAGACTTTACTTTCTGGAAAAATATTGTACAGTCTGCTGCAGCTCCTTTGCAAGGCGGTGGTGCGATTACAGTTAGCGCATCTACAATGGAAAGCTTAATGCTACCACTGTGGATGGAACTGGTTCGTGGCGATGATAAACCTGACTTGATTGTAGCTTCTAACGATTACTTTCAGTTCTATGAATACAGCTTAACCGATCTTAAACGCTACACCAGTGATTCAAAAGGTCAAGGCGGTTTTCTTGAGCTGAAGTACAAATCTGCAGATGTTATTTTCGATGGCGGATCTGGTATTCCTTCAGCACATATGTATTTCTTAAATACAGATTACCTGAAACTGTGCGTTCACAAAGATGCAAATCTTACTGAATTGCCAGATGCCCGTCCTATCAATCAAGATGCAGTTGTAATGCCTATTCTCTGGATGGGTAACTTGATCGTGACGAACCGTCAGCTGCAAGGTGTCGCAAAAGCCTAGTTATTATTAGAGCGAGTTACAAGTTAGTAATTCGCTCTAACTATTATTTCAAAACTGATTAAGGAGAAGTAAAATGGTTTGGCAGATTATACAAGAGTCAGCTGGTTACCAGCAAATTGATGAGACATCAACAGTACAAAATCATCCGATTGGTACCAGAGTTGAAGCTTATGACGAGACTTATGGTGTTGGTGAGTTCATTTACCTGAAAGGTGTTGCATCTACAGCAGTAGGTGATGGCGTTGTCTATGACGAGTATGCAAATACTACGACTCGATCAGTAGCAGCTTCTCGAGGCCCAGCAGCAATTGCTATGAGTGCTAATGTAGCTAGCCAGTATGGCTGGTACCAGATTTTTGGTGCAGCTGTAGTTAAAGCTGGTACTGTAGCTGCAGCTGGTAACGTGTTCTCAACAGCTACAGCAGGTACTTTGGATGATGCAGCAGTTGCTGGTTCGTTGTGGCAAGGAGCTCGATTTAAGACTGCTGATGGTACGCCTGCAGCTGGTTTTGCAGTAGCTCAGTTGTCATACCCATCAATTGATGGTCTTGGTGCTTAGTAGTTAAGTAGTTAGGTTGTGAATAGGTTAAGCTACTGATTTAGGTTGGTAGCTTAACTTAACTTTATCTGAGGAGATAACAAATGAGTTTAGAACTGTTGAAAGAACTTCCACCAATGACGGAGTTCGAAGTCAGAGAGTTGGAAGATAGGGACAAGACGCTGGAGAAAGGTGAATTTGTAGGCATTCCTACGGACTTTGTAATTGTAATGCCAGCTGGATCAAAAGATACTGTAGAAGCTATTTACAGTGAATGGATAAAGACAAAAAAAGAGCAGGTTAAGCAGCAAAGATTTCCTGCTGAATGGTGCGAAATGATCGAAGCTAAATATAAGGCCTGGAAAGCAGGTACTCCAGCTCCGTCGTTCGGCACACCGCTAAAAACTTGGAAGCATGCTACACCACAAGCACTGAAGGCCTGTCAAGCAGCAAGAATAACTACTATCGAAGAATTAGCTACTGCTAATGAAGATACGATTAACAGACTTGGTATGGGCGCAAGGATACTTAAAGCAAAGGCTGAGCTTTATGTTGACCAAAAGCCTATCCCAGAAGATTTTGAACTTGTAACTGCAAAGGACTAACATGACACTCCTCAACATCGTTAAAGAGTTTTTCAGACGTACAGGGATCAGAGAGCCTCAGATACTGTTTTCTTCTAAAGACTTACAGCTTATTCAGGTAATCGGACTTGCGAATGAAGTTGTTGAGGATTTATCACTTACAAGGAAGCAGTGGACAGCGCAAGAAAGGGAAGCAAGTTTTCTAGCATTGGCTACTGAAGTTCAAAGACCGTTAACTGAGATAGCTCCAGGTTTTTTGTGGATGGTTGACGAGTCCTTTTTCAATAGAACTACGAAACTGAAGATTGAAGGTCCAATGTCAGCATCGCAATGGCAAGCAGCTAAGTCTGTTACCTATGCTTCAGCTTACTCACAGTTTCGTTTTGTCGGAAATGAGTTAAGGCTTTACCCTGCCCCAGCTATTAATGATGTTCTAGCTTTTGAGTACAGGTCGAACTATCTTATCAGAGGTGCTGATAATACTTACAAGCAGTATTTTTCAGCTGATGACGATGAGTTTGTCCTTGACCCTTCCCTTTTAATTGCAGGTTTGAGAGCTTTCTGGAAGAAGGATAAAGGATTACCAAGTGAAGCTGAGTACAGATCCTATGAAAGACTTGTACAAAACTTCTCAGCTCATGATAAGGCTAACACAGAGCTTAGCATGAATGGAAGTTGCCAGGATAGAAGACCAGGAATCTTTATTCCTGACAGTGATTACACTCTTTAGGTTATGTAAATGAGACAGCCACCAAGAAGCTCCAGTGCACAGACATCTGTAAGTATTCCGATACCAGCGCCGACAGGTGGTTGGAACACAACGCACTCATTAGCTGCGATGTCGTCAACAGATGCTATTTTTATAGATAACTTCTGGCCTACACTGGAAGATGTAAAGCTTAGGAAAGGTTGGGCAGAGTTTGCTAGTATTATCCCAGACTTACCTTTTGCAGAAGTTCCAGATCCGCATAACATACGCTCTTTATTAAGTTATAGCCCATCATCAGGTGTTGCCGAGTTATTTGCAGCTGACGAGACTGGTATATTTAATATAACTGCTGGTGGAAGTAACTTAGTCGCAGACACACCTTCTACAAATGGTTATTGGAAAAGTGTTAACATCTCCACTGCAGGAGGTAAGTTTCTTTGGTGCTGTAATGGAGTTGACAAATCTAGAGTGTATGATGGCACTAACTGGACACTTTTAGATGGCACATCAACACCAGCTATAACCGGAGTGACATCGACTGATATTATAAATGTTACACTGTTCAAGACAAGATTAATGTTCGTCATTAAAAATTCTTTGTCTTTCGGCTTCTTGCCAGTAAATTCTATAGCAGGGGCTATAAGCACTTTTCCTTTAGGCGCTATATTCCGCAGAGGTGGTAGGCTAGTAACTATAGATACCTGGTCAATTGATGGTGGTAACGGAATTGATGATTACTGTGTCTTTATAACAAGTGAGGGTGAGATAGCTGTTTACCAAGGTACTGACCCAGGAGTTGCAGCTAATTGGGCACTTGTAGGAGTTTACTTTGTCGGTAAGCCTTTATCAGACAGTTGTACAGTTAAGGTTGGAGGGGATGTAATACTGCTAACAGTACAAGGAGTTTATCCACTGTCAAAAGCTCTAGGCTTTGCTAATTCCAAAGAGAATGCAGCTCTTTCATATAAGATACAGCAGGTATTTCACAGTTATGCAACTAAAGGTGAAGATTTGTTTGGCTGGCAAGTCATCTTCTTCCCTGCTTCTACAATGGTACTCATTAACGTACCTTTCAAAGTAGATACTGCTAGTAATTTTATCTACTCCTATCAGTTTGTTATGAATACGACAAATAACAGTTGGGCTAGATTTACAAATATGCCTGCTGAGGCTTGGTGTGTACATGACAACAGATTATTTTTCGCTAGGCATGATAAAGTATTTGAGGCCTGGACAGGTGCACTTGATGGGAATAATCCAGTTATCGGTAGAGTTAAACAGGCGTTTACTACTCTTGGCACTAAACGTCAGAACAAACATGTTAAGATGATAAAACCTATAATGCGGTCATCATCTGCAGTGCAATTATCATTAGGCTTTGACGTTGATTTTAAAACTGATGTCTCACTTCAAAGTCAAGCTACATTTTCATTAACAAGTTCTGAGTGGGATACAGCATTGTTTGATCAAGCTGTTTGGTCAGGTAGTTTAATTGATGCCGATTGGAGAACAGTCTCTAACATTCCAGGTATGTGGTTCTCCCTTAACCTGAAGGTTGAAAGTCGTACATCTGATGTTGCTTGGCTAGCTACACAGTACTTAGTTCAGCAAGGTGGGATTCTTTAGCAGTTAATCTATTGTTAAGAGGTTTCAAGTGACTTATACTAT